CAATATTTATCAGTTGAATTGGTAATAGATTTATTTTGAGAAATTATTTTATTAAATTCAATATCAAAAATATTTGAATCAAATGAATTTTCTTTGGTCATTGATGCTAATTTAATGAATAACATTTCTAATTCATTATATTTAGATTCTTCTAATTTAATGAAGTCATGAATAATTGGTTCTAATTTATCACTTAATGTTAAAAGTAACCATTCAAATGAAATAGTTGGATTCCAATTTTCTATTTTAAAAATTTTTAGATTCATTAAAGTTTGAACAAGTGGTAATTTAATTGCTGGTTTAATAAATTCTAACTTGGGTGGTAAGAAAGGATAAAATCTGGGATCAATAGATAATTTTAATTCAATATAATCATATCCTAAAACAGATTTAATCTTTTCAATAATTGGATTATTTAATTTTAATTTTACACTTAGATTATATGGATTATTATTTATTGGTGATACAAAATGTTTATGAACCATATTTTGATTTATGTTTTTAATTTCATTTGCTATAATTTGATAAATTTGATTTGGATTAAATAATAGTTCTTTGGGAAACTTTTACAAATCTATAATAATTTTTGATTCACGAAATGCCTTTGATTCTTTTTCAAGAATATTAAAATTAATTGGAAATTTTGTACAATTATCTATTTTTTGATGAATATGATATTTGTCTAGTAATACTATTTTTTCTACTTGAACATCATCACCTAATTTATATTTTTTAATTTTAGAAATAATATTGTCTGGACTCTTTCTAACAGAACTAATAAACTGTAAGTTTAAATTCTCTAATGATATAATTTCAGAATCAAAATAACAAAATTCTTCAAAATCAGTAGTCATTTTAATAGGATAATTATTTATTAAAATATGTAAAATATATTTGTCTTCTTCTATTTCAAATTTATATATTTCAATCTTATTATTAGTTGATTCAAGTTTTTCTATTAATTTAGATAATTCAATATTAAAGGGATTTAATTCCATTACCTTATCAAAAGTTTAATAAGGTAATAAAATAAGCAATTTTTTTAATAGACTAGCTATTTTTTAAATGAAATAACCTATTTTATAAGGTTTTTATGATGCCTTTGCAAAGCACCCCTCCTTAGTGGCAAGACAGACCTGCAGCACTGGGTTGAACCGCTCGTTGGTGATAGACTTGACGAAGCTAATCCACGGGTCCACATCCACACGCGTGTTGCCCTGTTCATCGGTGGTGAGCTTGTAATCACCGCAGAAGACAGACATCAGCAGCGTCTGGCTGTAGCCGTTAATCATCTGGACACCCTTGGTGGTCTCTGTGGCAGAGAAGGCACCCTCAGCGTTGAGGTTCCAGAAGATGGTACGAGGCAGGTTGTAGCCATGCTCCTTAAAGGCCTTCTCCATCCGACCAAGGAAGACAGTCTCGAACTTGCTGAGGTCCTTTCCGTCAGGAATGGTGACTAGCCCTGAGTTGAAATGACCGTCAGTCAAAATCATCAGAGCAAAGTCAACACTTTCCACCTTGTTAGTGACCATCAGCTCGAGTAGCTTGCGGTACATGGCGTCAATGTTGGTACTGTAGCCAACTTCTGTTGAGATGGCTTGCTTGTACTGGTCAAAGACGTCCTTTGTCTGGTCAATGTGGAGGACGGTAGGCTTTTCGCTGAAGGTGATGAGACACCCTGGCAGCTTACTGATGCTTGCGCCCATCAAACCAAGAGCTACTGCCTCGACATCAACGCGAGCAGACTGCATGGAACCAGAGAGGTCAATCACTGGAATCACATTACGCGGGTCGATAGCACTAGGTGTGGCCGTGACTGCAGCATCAACTGCAGTCTTGATCTTGGTCGTCATGTCCTTCCACTGTGCTGAGAGCATTGAGCGCTCAGCCGAGGAAAGAGTAGATAGACCAGAATTGACATGCTTGCTAATCTCTCGCGCCAGCTTGCTTAGGTCGAGCTGTAGGCCCTTCAGCTTACCCTCAAGAATTGTCTTCATGAGGTTCTTACGACACTGGATGCGGTCAGCGTCAGTAGAGCGGTTGCCAGTATCCAGCTCAGCCTGGGTCAGAGGGGTACCCTTCTTCTCGTTCAGCAGCGCAAGACGATGCTGAGCAAGGAAGCCCGCAGGAGCACGGTCCATTGAGATGGACGCCCAGTCGCGCTTGATAGAACCACTCTCGCCAGAGGTGCACATCATCTGTTCGCCAACACCAAGGCACTGGGTCAGTGCGGAAATGATGTAACGGAAGCGCATCTTCATGAAGTTGGCATTCTTTCGGTCAGCCGCAGAAAATGCGTGTTCAATGAGAAGCAGACGAATCGTCTGGTCCTTTTTACCCTCACGAGGGATATGCTTGGCTGCGAGGCTAAGCTTCTTGCCCTTGACGAATTCCTGAATCTCCTCAGTCTTCATCGCCTTGAGCTTGTCGTTGAGCGCAACAGCCTCCTCCTTAGTCACTGCATTGAGCTCCTTACCAAATACCTGAAGGCAATCGGCATTGAGGTGCTTGGCGTAAGTGGTAAGTGCGGCAGTCACTACACCCTGACCTGAGACGCCTTTGGCCTTGAATGTCAGAAGCAATTGGTCCAGATCACCAAAATAGCCATAGTCAACGACCAAGGGCACAAGGGCTTCCGTCGTCTTGGGAAAGACGGCGTTCACCTTCGCGAAAAGGTAATAGAAGAGCAGGCGCTCCTTCTTGCCCTCTCCGCGCAGGTTGCGCAGGTAGAAACAATAGCGGAGCATCAAACTCCAGTAGGTTGCCTGTTCCTCAAGAGACTTGGAATTTGTACGCGTGACAAAAGTTTCGAAACACTCGTTAAGCGTGAATAGTAAATTCACAGGAATCACAAACTGGTCAGGATTAGAGGGAAAATGCCCACTTTTGGTTACCTTTGGTGTGTAATGATGTTGCTTAGGACGAATCATCGCATGATCCAGCTCCATAAGGGCTGCTGAAGAGGTACCCTCACCTAGTGCGCCAAATGTAAGGTCACCATTATTGGTGAGCGCATTAATTAGAGAATCAACAGCATGAACTGCTGACTCCTTCTCAAAGGCCGAAGCCAGTGTAGTGTTATTAGAAATCATAATTGAGGAAGACATACTTTAATATTTTTAATGAATAAAGCGTTAATTTTTCAATTTTTTTTATTTTTACAAAAAAAATTGCTGCAATCTATTAAAGCAGGGCTATATTATTTAATCATATTTCTTAAATATACCAACCAAACCACTCATATAAATATCCCCAAATGTAGATTTAGTTACTCTATTTTCTAAATCAGACATTTCACTTAAATAAATTGCTAATCTTTCAGGTTTCAATTTAATCATTTTATTTGATAAAATATATGAAACTAGTTCTTTTAAAACTATAGACAATGAATATCCTTGAACCTTAATTAAACTATCTATCTTTTTATTAGCTTCATTATAATCTATCTTTGGATTCAATAAAGTATTAAATATATCTATAACTTCATTATCTGAAGGAACTCCTGCTGTTTTATAACACATTGTAATATTAATATGAGATGATTGGAGAGACAAAGACTGTAAAAAATTAATACTTTTTCTTAAATCACCCTTGGATAACATACTTATTATTTCTAATACGTTTTCGTCAAAAGTTAGTTTTTCTTGTTGACAAATATATTCTAATTTTCTTTGGATATGATGAACACTAATTGGACTAAATCTAAAATTTGCACATCTTGAGCGAATTGCTGGAATTATCTTATTTTCATAATTGCATATTAAACAAAATCTGGTTGTTTTTGAATATTTTTCTATTATTCTTCTTAATGCAAATTGTGCATCAAATGTCATTGAATCTGCTTCATCTAAAATAATTAGTTTAACACCTTTATTAAACATATTGACTTTTTCAGCAAATCCTTTTATTTCTTCTCTTACTGAATTAATACCTCTATCATCAGAAGCATCTAATTTCATAACCATTAAATTTTTTGAGGTACCATATAATTCATTTGCAATTGCTAATATTAATGAGGTTTTTCCTGTTCCTGGAGTTCCATGAAATAATAAGTGTGGTAAAGAACAACCAGCTAACATTTTCTTTATGGTTTCTATATTTTGGTCATGACTAATAATTCCATCTATTTTTTGTGGCCTGTATTTTTCAACCCAGGGTAAATATTCCATAATATATATAAAATATATATTCGTCTTTAAATAATAATTAATTATTATTTATAATCTTACTGAAATCATAAGCCAATCTCATAAATTCAATATATTCATCACCACCTTTTAATAAATTATTATCTATTTCAGTTAATTTAATACTTAATAATGATTTAATTTTTGAAGTAAAACTATCTTCGCCTTTAATAAATGTATCAAAATGTAAAATTTGATTTACTAAACTATAACCATTATTAACAATTTCATTTATTATAGTATCTATTAAATAAGAATTTTTAGTTTTTATTGCTTCAATTAAATTAATAAATGTATCTTTAGCGATTACTCCTGATATTTCATTTAAAATATCTTGATTTAATATATTACCAAATGTATTATAGCATTTTTGAAGAAAGTTAATTGCTTTTCTTAAATCACCTCGACAATTTCTTACTATTTGAAGTAAGAATGTTTCTTCACAAATAAAATTTTCTTGGATGCATATATACTTTAACTTTTCAATTGTTTCTGCTTCTTTAATAGGTTTAAATCTAAATAAAGCACATCTAGAATTAATTGGATCAATAATTTTATTGTGATAATTACAAATAATACAAAATCTAGTTAATTTAGAATATTCTTCCATAATTCTTCTTAATGCAAATTGAGAATCAGATGTCATATTATCAGCCTCATCTAAAATAATAATTTTCCAAGGTGGTATATTATCATTTGGATTAATTGATTTTTTAGCATATGTTTTAATTTTTTCACGAATTACATTAATACCTCTTTCATCTGAAGCATTAAGTTCTATTACTCTATCATAATAATATTTTTCACCAAATAATTCTTTTGCTAAAGCTAATATTGTTGATGTTTTTCCACATCCAGAAGGTCCAAAAAAAATTAAATGGGGTAAATTTTTTGTCACAAGTGCCTTTTTAAGTGATTTAATAACATCAGCTTGAGCAGTAATATCGTCTAAAGTTTTAGGTCTATATTTTTCAACCCAAGAACTAAAATTTTTTGCTTGCATTATTAACTTAATAGTAAATGCTCTTTAATATGATTTAATAAATTAAAGTTCTTTTTGTGCTAGTTTAAAATTTTTATAGATATTCGAATATTTATCTAGATTAAAACTAATTGATTGTTTAGCTTTTAATTTAATATTGTCGTTATTTGAATTTTGAATATGTGAAATACCAACTTTATCTGCTTTATCATTTGAATGCCAAATAGATGACATACCTTCAAGTAAAGTTAAAAGATTCCATGCAGCAGGAGCCCAGTCTTCTGGATGATAACCTGAATTGGATAAACAAATTTTCTTGTTTATTTCAAATCTATCATTGGGTGTTAATATAAAATAGTCAGGTGCTTTTCTTGGATATTCTGGAGAATGTACAATTTTACCAATATAATGACCACCTTCAAATGGAGTACCTTCACGACCAATAATTAAGAAAAATATTTCTAAAATATTATCAGGATTTGGATAAACATCAAAATATGTAGAATTTGCTTCTCTAAATTTTCTAAGGTCTCCATTGATTCTTTTAATAGTTAATGCTTGCATATAGATTATGTAAAAATATAATAATAAATAAATAAATCAATTTTTTCTACATTTATATATAATATGATTATTAATATATTATTAATTTTAATAGTAATTGTAATTATTTATTTTAATTATGATTTATTTAGTTTTGATAAAAAAACTTTAATTAAAAAAAATCTTATTGAAGATTTATATAATGGTAAATCTGGTTTTACTAAATTTGATGGTAATAAAGAAAAATTATATTTTAGTGAAACAACATATGGAGAAGTTACAAATAAGGGTATTGATATATTAAGTGAAAATTTTAATAAATATGGTCCATTAAGTAGTTATAATGATAATGAAAAAGTTTTTTATGATTTAGGTTGTGGTATTGGAAAAATAGTAGTTCAAATGGCGAATTTAAATGCAAATATTAAATCAATAGGTTATGAAATAGTTCCCGAAAGGGTAGCTATTGCTAAAGAAGTATTACGAAAAGTAAATTATGATATTTTAGAAAGAATAACAATTAAACAACAAGATATATTTGACGAAAATGTTAAATTAAATAATGCTTGTTGGATTTTTTTTGCTAATTTGTGTTTAAAAGAAGATAAAATGAAAGAATTTGCTAAAAAATTAGATAATGAAACACCAAATGGTTGTGTAATTATTTGTTCTAAATCTATAGGTTTTGATGAAAATTCTAAATTTAAAAAAATAACAATCGTACCTATACCAATGTCATGGCAAGAAAATTCAGAATGTATTATTTATAAAAAAAATTAATCTAAACTTAATATAATGAGCAATTTATGGTATAATAATCCAAGTGTATTAATGGAAGATTTAACAAATTTTGTACCAACTAACAATCTTTCAAAAGAAGATAAAATTAATGCAATAGCTAGATTTGCTATATATTATAGTTTATTAATATTAATATTTGGTTTAGATAATAAATGGTTAGCAATTAGTGTAATTCTATTAATTATATCTTATTTTTTAGGTTATTATGAAAAATTTGAAGAAGTTAAGAAAACTACAGGAAATTGTGTTATGCCAACTCAAAAAAATCCTTTCATGAATTTTACTTTAGATGATTTTATGAATAATAGAGATAGAAAGGAAGCTTGTTCATATGATAAAACTAAAGACCAAATGAGAAAAGAATTTAGAAAAGATATAGTACCAGACCCTGCTGATTTATGGGGAACAAATATATCAGACAGACAATTCTTTACAATGCCATGGACTACAATAGTAAATGAACAAACACCTTTTGCTAATTGGTTATATGGTAATTCTGGTGAATGTAAAAACTTGGGATTAAATTGTGATAAGAATAGAGATAATAGATATCATCAATCAAGATATTATAGACAATATTAAAGCGAAGCTTTAATATTATTAATTTATTTAATAATAAATTGACAATATTAAGTAAAACTTAATATTATTAAAAAAATTTAAATTTTTTTGACAATATTAAAGCGAAGCTTTAATAAAAAATTTCACTTTTAATTAACAATATTAGTTATAACATAATATATTTTCTATTATTTAATAATGAGTTTTGCCCCATTTAATAGTAAAGAAAAAAATCCTTACGACAAATATGAAAATAAAAAATTTAATAAAAAGGAAAAATTTGTAAATGAACATAATAAAAACTTTTATTGTGAAACACCTGGTTTTTGGGAATATGAAAGAAAATGGAATGTTATAGACGATGAATCAAAATTAATAACACCAGGTGTTGGTACTAGAACAAAGACTAAAGTAGAAATGGTACAAAATTTACATCCAAATAACTATGCAATTCCAGTTGGAAATACTGTAGCTACTAAAGAAAGTGAACCATTTTATTTTCCAGGTTATGACACTGGACCAGGAAGAGGTTTTGGTAATTTAAATGTAAGTAATTTTATTCGCATCGGTGATTACACCCGAACGGAATCAAAAGACTTTAAAGCAACTAAAGAAAGTGAAATGGTAGAAAGATGGGAATTCATTGATGATAGATTCGCAAATCCAAATCATTTAGTGATGGAGATACCTCGCGGTGGCAATAGTACTAGAAAAAATCAAACAGATTTAAATAATTCAATGGTTAGATTATCTGAGGATAAAGAATTTAATTTCCAATATTAATTTTAATTTTATTTCTGCGTAATAGGCATAATATTAATCTTTATAATAATAATGGAAAAAGAAATCGATGACCAAATAAAAAAATGTTTAAAATCATATTTAATGGGTAAAAAATATATAGATAGTGATAAAGATAAATCTTTTGAGTATTTTAAACAATCATTAAAATATTTAAATACTTTAAAAAATAAAGATGTTCCTTATAAGGATATTTTATTAGAAACAGAATCAGAATGTAATAAATATATTTCATTAACAGTTGAACAAACTATAGAAAAACCAAAAAATATTATTGATAATATAAATTTATTTGATATAATTGAAAAAGGTAATATAAATATATTAAAAAAAATAAAACCATATGAATTAGATTTTCATAAATTCGATAAAGATGGTAATACTCCAATTCATAAAGCTATTAAATATGGAGATACTACATTTCTTAAAATGGCATTTAAATTAGGAGCACCTGTAGATATACCTAATGAAACTTTTCATTCAGCATTGGAATTTGCTTGTTTAGAAAGGGACCCAAATATGATTAGCTTTTTATTAAAAAATGGTTCTGATATGAAAAAACATTTATATTTTAGAGATGGGCAAAAAAAATACACTAGTAATCAAAATTTTATAGATTGTTCAGTTATATTAAAAATAATTTTTAGATTTCCTGAAACAGAAGTTTTAGAAGAATTAAAATTTATATTTAATCATTTTAAACCAGAAAGTAAAATTGGTTTTGATGAGCATACTTATTCAGATTTAATAAAATGTTTAAGTGGTTTATTATTATCTATAAATCCAGATTCAAAAGAAACCTATATAAATATAATCAGAGATGAATTAAATTATCCATTAAAAAATTCATTAGGCTGTCCATATAATAAATTAGAAATATTATTGACTTATTTAAATCCATTTTTAGATTATCCATTTAACATATCAGAAGATTGGTATATTAATTTAGAATTAAAATATATAATTATAAAATTATTAAAAGAAAAACAAAACTTTAATTCAGAAATTAAAAATGATTTAATAAATTATTTATGGGAAAATTATGTTAAAAATAATTTATTTCAAGACGAATATTTAGGTAATTTGATAAGTCAATGGGTTTCTAAAATAAAAGTT